GACCTCTAAACCAATCAATAATAATAAAACAATAATTCAAGATGAACACTTTGAAAGATGTACCTCAAGTTACAATCGGATCGCAGAAAAGAACCTACGTTTGTGATATGAGGCTTAAAGAGACGTTTAATGTCGAAAGAGATGGAGTTGGATTGTACATCATTCCTGAAGTTTCAGAGCCAGAATCTGCTAGTCAGTTGTTGTCAACTTACTTACCACAAAGGTTGTCTTTTGATACTTTTGAACTTGATCGTCTTCCTCATAACTTGGTAGCTTCGTTGTTTTCTACTATCAGAGAGAGAAGAATTTGTGATGTGTTGCCACCATGTAATGATATATGGGATAATAAGACACCTGACATTTTTGGAGGTAGCTGGTTCTTAGAAATTGGAACATCTGTTATGGGCTCTGAGTATGCTTTTGATGTCAAGCAAAATGGACCTAGTAACTATAATGCAGCTTGCAGGAAAAGAGGAGTTAGTCTGCTAATTCTTGGTGTAGGACCATCTTCTGTGACATGTAATTTTGATTTGACAGATGATAATGTATCAGATATATGTAGAGCATACTTAATTGGTAGAAAAGTGCAATTATCTGCTGCATCAGTTGGATTTTCTGCTAGTGAGGGTAGCTCTGATGTGTTGAAAGAGTATAAAAGTGTCTTCGAGAGTATTGATGATAGCTTTGATAAATTGATACCAGAGTCTGAACACAAAATATCAAAAGAGACATGGGTTGAATGGCAAAATGTTAAAGAAAAAGTGTGGATATATGATACATTGATTCATGAAAGTATTAATGAAATAACAAAAAATATTTGTTTCGGTGAGAAGAAACTAGACTTAGCATATGATAAAGATATAAGTTTTGTGTCCAATTATACAAAAGAGATAAACAAACTACCTTTGAGAGCTCCTAATCATCAAAAGAAACTACCAATATCACTAGCTATAGTTCCAGAAGGAGACTTTGATGACGGATTAGGAATTGATTCTCTAGAGCCTATTGCTCAATTGTGGTCTAGTTTGCTAAAAGGTGGAGTTGGATATATTCAAGGTAAGTCATTTAATGAGAGTCTTTTGATAAATTACACAATTGAAGATGAGGAAAAAGTAAGACTAGACCCTGATCATCAAAAATCAATGAAGCAAGTAAACAGAATTCAGTTAAGTGTGACAGATTATGTTCTAGATGAGCTAGCTAATGAAGGATTGTTTGCAAAATCAAGGAAGGAGAAGCCAGTTATCAACACTCAAAGTGAGTTTGGTTTTCCCATTGATGATCGACTCTTTGTGGATGACTACAATTTATTTCTTTCAAGTGCAGAGGATTTATTTTCACAGAGCTTAAAGAAGAAAAGTAGATCATACCGCCTATCAGAAAAGTTATTGAGATCAGGAGGATTGAAGAATGGTGAGTCTAAAAGATTCTGTGATGAATTTTATGGTTCAAAACTAGGAAATGCTTTAGATTTCCTCTCTTCTGTAATTTCTGAGATCAATACATGTTATAAGAAACCAACCAGGAAGAAGGACTTCTATGTTAATCATATCCCAGGTTATAAAGCTGCTTTAGCCATTCATAACACCGGTAGTAATAAGCACTCATTTTATTCAGTTATCATTGAAAAGGATGGATCAGAGATACCAGAGTATTTTAGCTGTTTCCGTGACTGGATTGACATTGGAGATTATTATTGTACAAAAATAAGCTCTACTCGACGACATGATATTAGTCATTTATTATGTGCTAGCCAGAGTATCTTAACCATTTTTGCATCTTTCTTTGATGTATTCTCTTCTAAATTGACTTTAGATCACAGAAACAGGGCAACTAAGGAAGCATTATTCTTTACTTTGGTTTTTTTAGAGAATGCAAATCAAACATCTGAGTTTCTACAACAACTAAGATTTTCGTACATGAAGACGAATAGTTCCAAGTTAATGTCAGTTCCTTATCTAGAGAACATTTCAAAGTTCCCAACAATTATTAGATCCAGACTGGCGGCCTTTGCCATTAAGAACACCATATCATCCTTCTTGAGTATGTCTAGAAATAGAACTCAGAGATATCCAACTTATGATGATGTCCAAATTGATGGATCGCAAGATAATGTTGATGACTTAATTTCTTTTATCTCAAAAGAAAAGCTTTACAACTATGAAGAAGCATTAGCCCTTTCTTATGGAGGAATATATCATAATAAGGATAAAGCTAACCAAATGTCATCAAACTTACAAATTTTTGTTAAGATGACAAAGGAGGAACTTAAGTTAAGAGCAATTGATAGTGTCACAAAGGGTGCCATTGGTGACATTTCTCCTGATGATATTCCATCTCATGGTTTCCATCAACAGCATCTTAATAATTGTGCACTAAAAATACTTGAGTCACTAAGAGATAAAGGCATCTCTGAGACAGACATGAATTTGAAAATATGTAGCAATTTAAATAAAATAACCTATGAAGAGTTTGCCACTTTCAAAGCAAGTCTTGAGATGAGTCATTTGGATATAGGTCCATGGAAAGACATTCAGTACGACCCATCAAATTTAAAGGCTAAGCATGGTAAGACCACAAGAGCTCTTGAGGGTGTTCTTTTTGTTTTGCATAAGTTAGAGAATAAGACAATATCACCATTTAAAGCTTTACCTGAACTAATTAAAATGTGCATTAAAATTGGAGGAATAGTTACTGCTTTATTTAAAAAGAATCAAATTGGAGGAGTTCGCGAGATTTTTATTTTAACTATGGTAGCTAGAATTGTGATCAGATTTGTTGAATCCATGGCTAGAACTATAGCAGAAGATTGCTCTAATGAGTATCTTACTAAAGGTGGTGATAAAATAAATTCAACCCCATCACATTACCAAAGACTTAGGGCAGAAGCTGGAACGAAAAAGACAATCTCTATTTTTGATTCATTGGATTGCCAAACATGGTGTCAGAATTTCGTATTTTCAGCTTTTGGTTCATGTTTCTCCATTCTAACTAGATCATGGCCAGAAATGAGCAATACTGTTAGAGTTATTTTCAATTTAGCAACAGAGAAGAGACATGAGATGCCATGTGATTTAATGGATGCTTTTATAAAAAATCCAACTGTTGAGAGTTTTAATGAATCTATGAACATTCTCAAAAAGGAGTTCTTGAATGAGGGTGGATCATTGAATAATGGATTTTTATCTATCATGGTGAAGAACAAATCTAACTTCATGCAAGGTATATTTCATTATTGCTCTACAATTCTTCATTCAGGTCATTTAATGATGATGAGTGAAGTTATGGAAAAATACATCAAGAATGACAAATCAACAGTACTAAGAGTTGTTCACTCCACAAAAGAATCATCTGATGACGGATCGAGTTTATTTTCCGTTGTTTTAAGAAAAGATGATCAAAAGTCTGTTATTAGGACCAGAGTTAGATCTTTAGTTGCATCTGAGATATTGATAAAAAGCTATCCATTTATGTGTGCTAAGGTGTCAACAGAGAAAAGTACTAGATATGTTGAGAATGGTGTTGAAGAATTTAATTCATTCTGGAGCTATCGTAATACCGTTCTATCTGTACCAACCAAGTTTGCATGGGCAGCATCCTTAATTAAGGTGACTCAAAGTTGCATTGAGAAACAAAGAAATGACCATAACAGTTTAAATGATTGCTTATCAAATGGTTTAACTATGGAAGCTTGTAGAGTTATTGAAATCGGAATGGCGGTGAATCATTACGAATCAATTGGCTTATCAACGATTGATGAGGATATATGGCTGGAGATTGGTGACTACATCATAAAATGTGATCATCCAGCAACTTGGCTTTACATTATATCTCCTCATATTATTGGTACTAGTCTTGGGTTTGATTATACTTTATATAATCATCTCGAGTCATCTATTAATGCTAGATTAACTGAGACTGTTGTGTCTAAATTAGTTTCTGGTACATTTGACTCAAAAGCAGGGTTGTTAGTTCAGGGTTCTGTTTATATTGGAAACGATAAGAGATATCGGAAATTTAAACAGAAAGTTGCAAAAAAAGAAGATGTAGAAAGAGCATACTCTGTTGTTGAGACAAATCCTAGTATGTTATATAGACCTTCCATTGACTTGGATGATGTTAAATCTAAGATCACTCTTAAAGCTATATCAACAGGTGTCTCAAGAGCATTCTCTTTCGAAGATTCAAGTGCAATGATGGTAGTTGGATCTTACATTAACTCTTCTGCCTGTCTAACTATGTCTATTAGAGAAGATGGAGAATGGTCTAGAAGGAAAATGTCACTACCTGCATTTCTGAAGACAATCTATGATATGAGAACCAAGGTTGAATCTAGGAAGGTTGTTGATGTTCATGTTAGGACAATCAGAGATATGATTAGCACTTATGTATATGCACCTTATCAATGTGGCAGAAGACGGAAAATCCCTGTTAAGCTCAAGATGCCTAAAGTTAGATCATCATGTGATCAATCTTTATTGAGTGTGGTTAAATTCCTGTGGTTTTCTATTCCTAATGGATCAACTTTTTCAGAGAACATTGGTTTCCTTGAAGATTATAGAATTGAATATTCATGGTTAAGATCATCATATCCTGAAACTATTCTAAAATTTTCTGAATTAGGTATGGATGGCAATGTTCATGTAAATCTAAAGAATGTTGTGACACAAGAAATGGACTCAGATAAAACAATATCTTTCCTTCACACAGGAAGACGAACTAACACTATGTTGGGAACTTACTTAGCTTGTTTGGAATTTTGTCAAAGAAAAAATTGTAGATTGAAAAGACCCTCTGGTCTATCTTCTAATACAGATTTAGGAGAGTGCATCAACTTAGAGAATGACATATATCCTGTAGTTAATTTCCCTGAGGAGATTCAAAAGACTCTCAAAGTTGACATGACTGATCCCATTGAGAAACTAAGAGGATACAAGAGCAAGTTATGTAGAACAAGAACAAGCAGAGAGATTAGAATGTTGCCTATCAGGTTTAGGAAACTACTTGCTTTAGTTCAGTTAGTTGATGAGACAAATCAAGAAACCATAAGAGACAGTGTTCTAAGTCTAAATGGATCTTATTTACTTAGTTACCTTAATCCGCAGAAATTTACAGAAGATAAGAAATGGGTTGGGAGGGGAACAATAAGAGTTGATACACATGGATCTGTTATGATTTTGTCAGTTAATAATGATGAGTTAACCTCCATTAGCATAAGTAATCCATCATTAATCACACAATATTTAGATGTATTGTCCTCTATTATTAGAAAGCTAAAATTAACAACTATTGAAGTGAAATCACCAATTGGAATTGTAAAAACTAAAAAAGGTGCACGATTCTCTAGTATTAAGGGAACACCTGTTAAGCAGCTCATGTATCATCGTGACTTCAAAAATTTCCCATTGATCAACTATGAACTCAAAGTTGAAAAAGGGAAATGCATTAAGGCTTTGATTTCCACGGAAATTTCCGGTTCTAAACTATACTCAGATACTATATCTTTCTTCCCAACAGGTTCAGGCATGGGATTATCTAGACATTGTCTAAGCTATGATAAGGCACTATTAATGATGATGAAGCAGAGACTAGGAACAAAACTATCTGGCTTTGTCACCGAATCAATTAGACAAAGAATGATTAGATTAGGATTTGGGGAAAAATCCAAGCTTAAGAAATTACTTCAAGTAGAGATTGATGATGGGTTAGATATGCTACCAGATGACTATGAGGATCAGATCAATGAGATTTCTCAGGTTGAAGAAGACATGATTGCGATGGTTCCTGTTTCTTTAGACTTAAATGATAATATGACTGATTTAGTTAACGAAACAGTGGTTCTAGAAGATGCCTTGCTAATTGTTGAGTCTCAAAACTACAACACGTTTAAGCCTGATTACTCAGATCTAATTCTGTGGGATGATTTACTGTTTAAATTGGACAATGAATTGACAATTAAGTTGACAACATTATGCACAGGTAAATATAACATGGACTCTTTTGAGCCAGAAAATAAGAGACTTGCTAGAGAATGGAGAATTATTATGAAACTTAGAAGTTTAGGATTAATCCCTGCCCCTAGAGATCAAGATGATGATGACGTTGAGGATTTTGAGAATGTGGAACAGTATGACTCAGATCACGAAGATGAAGAGTGATCTCACTTTTATTTCTACTATTTATATTGTGTGAATTATTAGATTGTTTAGAGGGCC